CTGGTAACACCTTCGCTGGTGTTCTCCAAGGTAAGTATCGTGTTTATATCGATCCTTATGCTGCTAACCTGACTTCAGGTAATGCATCACCTGGCAACCAGTACTACGTTGTTGGTTATAAGGGTTCCAGCCCATATGATGCTGGTCTCTTCTATTGCCCATACGTTCCTCTCCAAATGGTTCGTGCCGTTGGTGAGAACTCCTTCCAGCCTAAGATTGGCTTTAAGACCCGTTATGGTCTTGTTGCTAACCCATTCGCAGAAGGAACCGAGCAAGGTCTGGGTCGTCTCAAGGTTAACGCAAACCGTTACTACAGACGTGTTGCTGTTAAGAACCTCATGTGATTCATTTCACATAAATTTCTCAGGGGTCCAAAAGGACCCCTTTTTTTATCTAAATAATTAGAAAAAAATGGCAACATCAAATATTTTTGATAAGCAGATAAAGAACAGAAATTTCTTATCTCCAACTGGTTTCAAATTTACTTTAAATAGAGCACCAAAAGTTGCATTCTTTAGCAACTCAGCAAATATTCCTGGAATGAATTTGGGTGTTGCAGTACAACCATCATATTTAAAGGATATTGATACTCCTGGAGATAAAATTGTTTTTGAAGATTTTACTCTTCGTTTTTTAGTAGATGAAGATTTAAAAAATTACATGGAAATTCATAATTGGATCCGTGGTCTTGGATTTCCAGATAGTTTAAAAGATATTTACGATCTACAAAATCAACAAGAATATGTTGATATGTCAAGATCAAAAACAATGAATATATATTCTGATGGCACTTTAACAATTTTGGGTAGTGGATTAAATCCAAACTTTAAAATAAAATTCAGCGATCTGTGGCCATATAATTTATCATCACTAAATTTTGATGCCACTGACACGGACATCGAATACTTTACAGCAGACGTTACTTTCAAGTATACTATTTACGATATAACAGATTTATCTGGCAACTCTCTATGACAATTGATCTTGATAAAATTCAAGAGATGTGGGAAAAAGACTCTAAGATTGATATGGACAATCTGCATACCGAGTCAACAAATATTCCCACTCTTCATGCAAAATATTTTGAACTTTATAATACGATCTTTCTTTTAAGAAAAAAAGCAGAGCAGCAGAAAAGAAATATTCGCCACGAAAGGTACGAATACTATTCCGGAAAATCAGATCCAGAGGTTTATATCGACAATCCCTTTCCCAAAAAAATCCGCGATAAAGATACAATGCAAAAGTATCTTGATGCAGATGAAAAACTTTCTACAGTCTGTTTGAAGATTGATTACTACGATACTATGCTAGTTTATATCGAAAGCATTTTAAAAATGGTTCAGAACAGAACTTATCAGATTAAGAATGCAATTGAGTTTATGAGATTTAATGCTGGACTAGGGTAAATAAATATCCATAGATGAATGGATATATGTGATTGATACTACAGCAAATCTTGTTATATCAAAATCCAACGAAGTATTTTTAAAAATTAATACAGAACCTCATATTGAATATGAACTTAGAGATCACTTTAAGTTTGAGGTTCCCAATATGAAGTTTATGCCCCAGTACAGGAATAGAAACTGGAATGGGGAAATTCACTTATTTGATATGAGGTCAAAGCAAATCTATGTTGGTTTGCTGGATAAGATTGTATCCTTCTGTAAGCAATATGGATACACTTATAAGTTTGAAGATAATAAGTTCTATGGCACTCCATACGAAGAGAATGAGCACATATCATATGATGGTGTCAAGGATTACATGTATTCCATATGTGCCCATACTCCCAGGAAATACCAGATTGAGGGAGTATATGGTGCCCTAAAGCATAATAGAAAACTATTGATAAGCCCCACTGCGAGCGGCAAATCACTGATGATTTATTCTCTCGTAAGATATTATGTGGATAAAGGCGAAAAAATTCTTTTAGTTGTTCCGACGACATCTCTTGTAGAGCAGATGTACAAGGATTTCCTTGATTATGGTTGGGATGCTGAGTCATACTGCCATCGTATCTATTCTGGTAGGGAAAAAACGAATGAATATCCAGTAACGATTACTACATGGCAATCAGTCTATAAACTAGAACGTTCATTCTTTGAAGATTATGGTTGTATTATAGGTGATGAAGCACACTTATTCAAGTCTAAATCTCTAATTGAGATTATGACAAAACTTCATCATGCTAAGTATCGTTTTGGGTTTACTGGAACATTAGATGGAACACAAACTCATAAATGGGTTCTTGAAGGATTGTTTGGTCCATCATATAAAGTAACAAGAACTGATGAGTTAATGAGACAAGGGCATCTTTCTCAACTCGATATTCAGTGTATTGTTCTCAAACACAATCCACAAAAGTTTGAAACTTATGAGGATGAGATACAATATTTAATCGGTCACGAAAGACGTAATAATTTTATCAAAAATCTAGCACTAGATTTAAAAGGAAATACTCTTGTGTTGTTCAGTAGAGTTGAAGCACATGGAGCAATACTTTATGACAAGATAAATACTAGTAAGCGAGATGAACGTAAAGTATTTTTTGTTCATGGTGGTGTAGATGCAGAAGAAAGAGAGTTAGTCAGAGAGATTACTGAGCGAGAGAACAACGCAATTATTGTTGCTTCTTATGGAACTTTTTCTACAGGTATTAATATTAAAAACCTCCATAACGTTATCTTTGCTTCACCCAGTAAGTCAAGAATACGAAATTTACAATCAATTGGAAGAGTACTTAGAAAAGGAAAAAATAAATCTAAAGCAGTCCTCTACGACATCTCTGATGATTGTACATATAAATCAAGAAAAAACTATACTCTAAACCATCTAATAGAAAGAATTAAAACCTATAATGAAGAAAACTTTAATTATGAAATAATCACAATACAACTTAAGGAATAATGATTGAAGACGACTTTTATGCAACAGTAAAACTTAAAACAGGTGAAGAAATCTTCTGTAAAGTTGCAGCAACAGAAGAAGAGGACAGAACTATGCTTTTAGTTTCTAATCCTATAATAGTTTCTGAAATAAAAGGAAGAACAGGTATTGTTGGATATAAACTAGAACCCTGGTTAAAAACAACAACAGAAGATATGTTCATCCTTAATATTGAAGATGTCTTAACAATGACTGAATCTTCAGATATTGAAATGATAATGATGTATCAAAATTATATCCGACAATCAACAAAGGAAGGTAATCAATCTAAAATTAATCGTAAGATGGGATATCTTGCTAATGTTAATGATGCTAAAGAGATATTAGAGAAGCTCTATAAAAATAGCTAAAGCTAATCTTATCAACCTCCACAAAGGTTATTGTACATGGTTTTAGATACCTTGTCAAGCATTTATTAAAGTGGTATAATCTATACATAATAATGATAAAAACTTATGATAACCACAGCAGTTATGACCAAGAGAAAGAGGTCAGAGCATTACGTCAACAATAAAGAGTTTCTCGCTGCTCTAATTAAGTATCGTGAAGACAAAGAAATCGCAGAAATTCAAGGAAAACCAAAGCCTCCCATTCCTCGCTACATTGGAGAGTGTTTTCTAAAGATTGCTAATCACTTATCATTTAAACCAAACTTCGTGAACTATATGTTCAAAGAAGATATGATTTCTGATGGTATTGAAAACTGCGTTCAGTACATTCATAATTTCAATCCAGAGAAGTCACAAAATCCTTTTGCATACTTTACTCAAATCATTCACTATGCTTTCCTCCGTCGTATCCAAAGAGAGAAGCGTCAACTAGAAATCAAGAATAAAATCCTTGAGCGTTCTGGATATTCTGAAGTCTTCACAGATGACAACAATGTTGACGGAGGAAACTATTCCGATTATAATAGCATCAAGGATGGTGTCCACAGCAAACTTCGCTATTGAATGAAAGTCGCAATCATTACTGACCAGCACTTTGGGGCAAGAAAGAATTCTAAACTCTTTCATGATTATTTCCTAAAGTTCTACAATGATGTATTTTTCCCAACGCTCGAAGAGTATGGGATTACTACTATTGTAGATATGGGAGATACTTTTGATAGTCGTAAAGGTATTGACTTCTCTGCTTTATCATGGGCAAAGAATAACTATTACGATCGTCTCCAAGAGATGGGAGTAAAGGTTCATACAATTGTTGGTAATCATACAGCATATTATAAGAACACTAACGAAGTAAATGCTGTGGATTTGCTACTTCGTGAATATGATAATGTGACTGTATATTCAGAACCAACTGAAGTTATGTTGGGCCAACTACCAACACTTTTTATACCTTGGATTAATCAAGAAAATGAAGCAAATACTCTTAAACTTATTGAAAAGACGACTAGCAAATGTGCGATGGGGCATCTTGAGCTCCAAGGATTTAGAGTTAATAGACAAATCATCATGGAACATGGTTTGGAAAGCAAACTATTTGGTAAGTTCATTAGGGTCTACTCGGGACACTATCACACTCGATCGGACAACGGTATAATTTATTATCTAGGAAATCCATATGAAATGTTCTGGACAGATGTTGGAGACACCAGAGGATTTCATATTTTTGATACAGAAACATTAACTCACGAACCAGTTAATAATCCTTATCGTTTGTTTTATAATATTTACTATGATGATACAAACTATCAAACATTTGATACTCGTGAGTATGAGAATAAGATTGTAAGAATCATTGTTCGTAAGAAAACAGATACCAAAAAGTTTGAAAAGTTTATTGATAAACTTTATGGTTCTGGAGTTGCTGAACTTAAAATTGTAGAAAACTTTACAATTCAAGAATCTGAAGATTTCGAAGCATTTGAATCAGAAGATACACTTTCTATCTTGAATAGATATATTGAGGAGGCAGAAATCAATCTTGATAAATCAATTGTTCAAAAAATGATACATGAGATATATCAGGAAGCATGTGAATTAGTCTAATATGTTTATTCTAACAATCAATGGTAAAGAAACTGAAGGTGCATATTCGGTAACTAATGATGAAGGTGAGCAAATTCTTTATTTGTTTGAGGATGAAGATGATGCCGTTCGGTATGCTATGATGTTAGAGGAAAATGGTTATCCAGAAATGCATGTTATAGAAATCGAAGATGATGTGATGATTAAAACTTGCGAGTTGCATGATTATATGTATACTATTATTACTCCAAATGATATTGTGATTCCTCCAGATATTGAACATGATTTTATTTAAAACTATTCGTTGGAAAAACTTCTTAAGTACTGGTAATCAATATACAGAGGTTGACTTTACAAAAAACAAAACAAATTTAATCATCGGAACAAATGGTGCAGGTAAGTCCACTGTTCTGGATGCTCTTACTTTTTCTTTGTTTGGAAAACCATTCCGCAAGATTAATAAACCCCAACTTATCAATTCCGTGAATGAGAAGGATTGTAAGGTTGAGGTTGAGTTTTCTATTGGAAATACGGAATGGAAAGTAGTCAGAGGAATCAAACCTGCTATTTTTGAAATCTGGAGAAATGATGCTGCTCTAGACCAATCAGCAGCTGCTTTGGATCAGCAAAAGTGGTTGGAGCAGAATGTTCTTAAGATGAACTATAAGTCATTTACTCAAATCGTGATTTTGGGTAGTAGCACTTTTGTTCCTTTTATGCAATTGTCTGCAGCAAATCGTAGAGAAGTGATTGAAGATTTGCTTGATATCAAAATCTTTTCTTCTATGAATTCTCTCATTAAAGAAAAGATTCGCTCTGTCAAGGAAGAAATTAAAGTATTTGAACTTAAGAAAGAATCTCTACTTGATAAAGTCAAGATGCAGGAAGAGTTTATTGGAGAACTTGAAAATCGTGGTAAAGATAATATCAATAACAATAATCGTAAAATAACCGATTTAGATAAAGAAATCGAACAATATATGAGTGAGAATAGTTCTGCAGAAGAACCTCTTCAAGAACTCATTCGCGAGCAAGATGCTATCACAGGATACGCAGAGAAACTTCGTAAGTTGGGCAACCTTAAAGGTAAGATTTCTCAAAAAGTATCTACTATAACAAAGGAGCATAAGTTCTTTACGGAGAATACGGTATGCCCCACTTGCACTCAACCTATCGATGAAGAGTTTAGAATAAATAGAATTACAGACGCTCAAAATAAAGCAAAAGAGTTGCAATCTGGTTATAAAGAACTGGAAGGGGCAATTAAAGAGGAAGAGGAGCGAGAGCGTCAATTCACCGCTCTATCGAAGGA